TAACGGATCATTTTGACCTTGTACACCTGGAAACTGACCAAGGGCGTCGCCTTCGCCACCACCGAGGGGAGGTGAGCCACCACCGAGGGGAGGTGGGCTACTACCGCCACCAACAGAAGGAAAACCATCAGGGTTAGAACCTACACGTGGTTGACCAGCGCCAGCTTGTTGTCTATCATCAATACCATCACCGTCACTGTCTAAAAAATCTGCTGTAAAAGGACCACTTCTTAAAAAACCATCATCGCCAATACGTTCACCATAACGAGTGGCAGTATTGGTATTATTTCCATCAAACACATTACCTGAGTTCTGTGCGCCAAGTATACCTGTTAAAAAATCGGGACCGGTAGTGAATGCCATTAGTTAATACCTTTTATAGTTGCTTTCATTTCTTTAATACCATCTTTAGCTAAAGAAACCGAAGCCCGCATTTTAGCATGGTTATCATCTTGTTGCAATTTATCTTCAGAAATCTCTTTTGCTTGCAATAATTTCAAGTTTTCCATCGCTAATTTGTCTTCACCTTCCTCTTTTTTACGTGCTTCTTCACGTGCTTTTAGCTGTAATTCGTCCGCTTTTAACTGCAATAATGGGTCATTTCCAAGGGTATTTAGCACTCTTTTCTCTTCTTCAGCGTACTCTTCCATGGTTTCAGCCACTAATTGAGCCTTTCTTGACTCCATAGCTTCATTTAACATCTGTTGTTGCTGTTGCATCTGCATAACTTGTGGGTTTTGTTGCATTGCTTGTGGATTTAGCTGTTGTTGCTCTAAAATAGGCGCCATTTGTTGTGAAAGTTGCTGTAATTGTGCTATTTCGTCTTTAAATTCAAGTGTTACTTGCTCTGTAGCCATTAAACTGATGTGTTCCATGATGTTTTTCTGTACTGAAGCCAATATTTGTGGGTTAGTGCGTACCATCATAGTCCCCATAAAGCTTAAATGCGCTTTCATGTGCGCAGTATGGTCTTGTCCTGGAAAAGCTTGGAATGGTTTGCTTGATAAGGCCGCTATATGCTCTTGTCCTGGATCAGCAGGCTGTGGTTGTTGTGGTGGTGGTAATAATTGATCAATATCTTTAATGCCTAAAGCTTCGTACATGTCATGATAGGCAGTATATAAGTTATGCATCTCTGGATTAGACATAGCCATTTGTAATTGCGTTTGTGCCACACTAATACGTTGCGTTTGTGAAAAGATATTAGGATCCGCAACCGGAATGATATCTACCTCAGGTCCAAAGTCTGTTTGTTTAATTTGTCTTTCACCACCAACAACATCATATGGATAAATAGGTGGTAGGTAAGTTCCAAAACAATCTGATAGCAACATAAATTCACGTTTCATACTTGCATACAAACGTTTGTGAATAGCTGACATAACTCTAGAGCCACGTTCTAATAAAGCAACGGTTGTGCCTACTGCTGCCGATTGATTGCCGTCACCGACCTGCATATCAGCGATGCTCGCAAATCTTTGCCCGGCTTGTACTACTTGGCCCATTAAAGCCAGTAGTGTTTGTGAAGGTTCTTTGAATGGTAATATTTTAAACGCATCATCAAGTCTACCGCCCGGCGCATCTACGTCTCTAAACTCACCTGGTTGTAATGGTTGGGCTTCATCGCGTACTCTGATGCCACGCTGTTTAAATCCTGCTGGTAAATTAGCTAGTGTACCTGCATCAAGTAATTGTCTCAAAGCTGCAGTAGCCGTTCTAGATAAACCACCAATCATGTGGATTAAACCAAAGCCGTAAAAGCCTAGTCCTGGTAAAAATTTAAAATGTACAAAATAATCCGTACGTTTTTTTAATGGATCTTTTGCATCAAAGTTTCTACGAATAGCTAAGACTTCATTGCTGCCTTCTTCTATGGTTACAATGTAAGGTAGTTTAATTCCAGTTGGTTCTCCTTCTTCGTCCATTTCTTCAAACCCGTCAAGGTCTAAAGCAACATGACATTCTAGTAAGGTATAAATTTCATCTTTATTAGTAGTAGAGGTACCTTCTAAACTGTTTTTCTTTTCTTGAATTTCGCTCTCTTTATAATTTGGAGTACCTAGATCTATGTCACTATAAAAACCACTTACTTGATTTTTACGTAAATCATTTTCAGACATTTTTAAAACATGAATAATAGTATCAGCTTCTTCTAATGAAGATGCGGTGTAAGGTACAACTAAATCTTCTGCGGGTACAAATTTAGATACACAACGAGCTTTAGTTTCGTCGTAATAAACTTTTTTAAAAGTACTACCAGCAAGAGGTAGATTAAATAACATTTGATCAAACTCAGGTTCATACTCAGTCATCTCACACATTAATTGATAATTCATAAAATCTTTAACTCGCTCTGCTTGAGCTTGTTTGACATCATCAACTTTACCTACAACTCTAGTTCTAACTGGACCACCTGCGGGTAATAATTCTTTGTAAGCTAAAGCTTGAAACTGAGTAACCGCTTCGGCTAGTACGGGGTGGGTTGCACCACTAGCACCAGCAAACGGTTCGGTTCGGTTCTCGTATTTAAAACCAAGTAAATCTAAACCTTTAGTGTAGGCTTGTTCCCAATCGTCGCGAGCTGATTTATTATCTTCGTACTCACTTTGTAAATCAGAAGCTAAACTAGCTAAAATATCTTCGTCTAGTAAGTCAGCTAAATTGGCACGTGGATCGTCGCCACCTTCTGCCACCATTGCTGCTGGATCAAAATCTATTTCAACACCACCGTCTTCTAGTTCATTAATTTCTATTGGACCTTTTTGTGTTTCTTCTTCAGGTAGCTCTATATCTTGCGCTAGCTCTTCTGGTCCAGGTAATGTAATACTACCACGTGTTTTATCTATTTCAGCCATTACACTCTTTTCTCCTTAAATAAGGTTCCTACCCCACCACCATTCTTATAGCCTACTCTGCCGCCTTTGGCAAACCCATCAATATCTTCTTTTTCTGTAGCTTTCTTAAAATCTGCCACTAATTCCTCTAATCTTTCCGTTGAGGCTTTATTGCCTTGGGTAGCAAAATCTTCTATTTTAGTAATACCTAGTCTTAAATCATCAATATGGTCGGCAGGGTTTTCATAATCTTGCAGTTCACCTTTTTGAAACTCGCTGGCATAAAACTCACTTTCTTCTACAAATTCTTTACCATCTGGTCGTTTGTTTCTGGTTGGTGGAATATATTCAAAACCAACTTGTTGAAAATCATCGCCTCGCGTACTTATTTCTATATTACCACTTACAGCATCTTCATATAATATGTAGTCATCACCATCCGGTGATTTAAGTTTATAGGTGTTGAGTGAATCACGGCCTCCAGTTGCAGTAGTAGTTTGTTTACCTTGCGTTTTAATTTTATCTACTAACATTGGAAACCAGCTTGGCATCCCTTGTGCCGTTATTTCAGGAACTACCGCCGCTACTTTAGGTGCCGTTTTTATACCACCAGTTAAGGCTGCGGCAATGCCACCACCTAATACACCTAAGAAACCGCGGCGTGATATATTTAATTTTGGTACTTTAGGTTTATCTGCCATATTATTTTTTTCTAAAAAGTGAACTTATACCAACACGGCCACCTTGTTTAAAGTCAGATGCTGTTTCATAAAAACTTGGTTGTGGCTGATTATTAGCATTATTACCACCTCTTGGTATAGGAACTCTTCTTGGGTTTGCTGGATTAAAATCTTGTTCGGTTGTAAAAGGTGGTTGATAATTAGGATTTAAAATTACAGGCATATTAGGGAAACTTTCAGGTATAGGACCACCAGGTATAGGACCACCAGCTATCACAGCATTTTCAATTGATGGTGGGGGAGGAGTAGGCATGAAAAAAGGAGGCTCAGGACTAAAACTAGGTGGGGGATTAGGATCTTCTTCATCTAATAAAAAATCAGGTGGTAGAGTTTGGTCCGGACTAGGACTAGGCTCAGGAGCTGTTTCTCCTCCTGGTCCTCCAGGTATGTCTACTGGTGAAATAGGAGTAGGACTAGGAGTAGGCAAAGTTGGTTGGCCTGTTCTAAAATACCTTTGTCTAGCTGGATTATCTGCAGGTAATTGATCCATATAAGCATTATAAATGTCTAATTGTCCTCTACTTTGAGGTAGTGTTGTAGCAGGATTATAGTTTGAAGGACTAGGTTTTACTACATCCCCAAAACGAAAACCAATCCGACCACCCTTAGCATTTAACGTTCTGTTTGGTGGAATGATAGTTGCATCTAAAGCACTGTCTGTATTTTTTATTTGTGTTTGAAAATCTCTTAAAGACTCTGCTAAAGCCTCGGCTTCATCCACTCTACCTTGTTCAATTAAGTCTTGTATCTTGGCTGCCGTTTGTTGTATCTCAGCTTGGGTAGCTTCTATTATTTTTTGTTCTTCTATTATTGGTGCATACATTTCTTCCATCACGGCTCTACGTTCAGGTGGTACGTTTTCAAAAGTCTCTTCAAGAGTTTTGGGAACATCATCAGCAGCTACAGGTTGTTTACCAAAAAACTCATCGCCTGGAAGACTACTATCAATTATTTGTTTAGCGTTTTGTTTAGAAACATTTTTAGCAGTATCAGAAGCTAAATCTATAGCACCACTAAAAGCAATTTCTTCGATGTCTTCTAAAAACTCTATAACATCATCAGCACTATAATCTAGGTTAGTATCTAGGTAAGCTTTGATTTGCGACATGTCATTAGGTGTTGTTCTTTTAAGGTCACCAATTGGATAGCCTTGGTTCATTTTTTCCATAATAGCGAGCCGTGCTTCTTCAAAACTTAAACCAGTTTTCTCAGCCACAAACTGAATAGACCGTTCAGCACTATCATACATGTCGGCAGATCTACCTTGCGGTCGATTAGTTACACTTGGTGTTTCATAAGTACCGTCAGCTTTTTGAGAAGATATGAATAGACCACTGCCTTCACCATACTCTTCTTTAATTCTACCTAACTCGTCAAGGTATTGCTCTTTAGTAAAAGCGCCATTATCAAACAAAGACTTTGCCTCTTGTTCTACTTGTAGTCTAGCTTCTGCTGCTGTTTTAACAAAATAGTTAGGATCCTTTGGATCTATTACTTTTTCAGTATAAGCAAGAGTTGCTGGTTCATCAGAGTCACCTCTTTTTATAATTTCATTTATTTGTCTTTGGTCATCACTAATATCAAGCGAAGCAACACCTTCACCTTTACTTGCACTTTGTTGAAACTCTTTTAATTTGTCAGCAAGAATAGCTACTTGTGCGTCAGTAATTGTATTAGGTTCTTTTGCTAAAACAGATAGCTCTTCCCCTATTTTTTTTAATTCTTTTAATTTTTTTGCATCTTTGGTTTTTTTAGCACTTTGGATTACTAGTTCAAATAACTCTATAAATTTTTTCATTAGTAGTAAGTCCTTTTTTTATGGGTAACTGGTTCATCCTCATAGTCTTCTGGATGAATTACAAAACCCCCTTGTCTAAATCTCATTACGGCTTGAGTCATACTATCCACTAAGTCATCGTGTTCCCCTAGCGGAAATGCTGCGCATTCCTCTATAACCTCTTCAGTAAATTTACGGTCAGGTGCCCATATCATACCTGCTTCAAACAACGGTGCTACCGCATTTACTCTAGTATGCTTATCATTTCCACGGCTAGGTGTAAAGTTAATAACTGGTATGCCCATTTGTCTCAGCTCGTAAGTAAGCGGGAGCCCCGATGCTTTAGCCTCGATTATTACAGTTTCTGGTTTCCAGTAGTCATAAGCTTCTTTGGCTTTCCGTCTAAGCTCTGGAAACTCCCACCGATCCTTAACTGCATCCAGCAAAATTAAGTGAGCTTCACCTTCTTCATTGGGATAGAATACGCCCCACGTCGTAATAGCACTATAATCGGCAGTTTCTTTTTTCATAAATGCAGTATCATAACTTTGGATAACATGGGCTAATTCAGGCATTTCTTCCTTCTCCCAAACATTCCACCACTCCCGTTTAATAATACTACCTTCAGCGGCAGTAGGATTCTGCTGGTATTGCGCGTTCCATTTAAGTATACTTACCGATGCCTTCACCGCTTCTAACTCTTCTAGTTTCCAATATCCTGGCCAAACTGGTTTCCCTGAAGGCAAGATTGCCGGAAATTCAATTACTTCCCATTGGTCAGCTTTTGGTTCTTTCTGTGCTTTTATCAATTTACCTGTCAGGTCTGCTACATTCCATCGCGTCATCACCACTATTATCCTGCCCCCAGGTTGCAGCCTTTGCCGCGGCCCAGAAGTATACCACTCATACACCCGATCGTAACTGGCCATGTTCATTGCGTCCTGTTCCGAATGCGGGTCATCGATAATAAGTAAATCCGCACCACGACCAGTAATCGAACCACCAACACCCGCGGCATAATATTCACCACCTTGGTCAGTTTCCCATTTGCCCGCGGCTTTAGAATCTTCACGTAATCTAGTATCAAAGATATCTTTGAACTCATCTTGCTCCATGAGCGTCTTAGCTTTACGACCAAAGCGTACTGCAAGTTCTGCATTATTAGTTGCTTGGATTATTTTTAAATCTGGTTTGTTGCCAATCATCCATGCCGGTAGATAGTTACTCGCGAATTCTGATTTGGTATGTCTAGGCGCCATATTGATAATGAGTCGCTTAAGATCGCCTCGCGCTACTCTATTAAACTTCTCCGCCATTATCTTATGGTGTTCGCCTTCAATAAATTCAGGCCACATGTGTTTTACAAAAGAAAGAAAGTCATCCTTAACTTTTTGCTTTTTCTTTTTTTCATCAAGTAATAAAAAAGTTTTAAGATATTCTTTGCGAGTATCTTCAGGTAAGTTTTTTAACTGTTTTGTTGTTAGCATACTAAAAAATTTTATAAAAAATTTTGCACTATTTTTTTAAATAAGTGAAAATGATTTTAACCCCTATAAACGTTTAAATCAAGCTATATATAGTATGTGTTAGGATCCCTATATACTACATGTTGGGGTAGGGGGTGTCTTACTTATTACAGCACAGCAATCCGTTAGGGACCCCTCGCCAGTTTAGAATGCGTCTAATGTACAAAGATAATTAAAATAAATGTAGACAATGTTATATAAATATGGGACATTGTTATATTAATAATTAGAAAGGATATAAGATGAGAGATATAATAGA